TTGTCTGCACCTGTTTCTAAACTTATGATTCAAAGAAAATTTATCCCTTATATACATGATACATGATTTGCAAAAAACATTTTCTTTAAAATACAAAACAAAAAGTAAAAGGTGTTCCATGTATAAACATGAAACACCCTCTAATCCTGCGGATAACAGGACTTGAACCTGCACGGTCGCCCACTGGAACCTAAATCCAGCGCGTCTGCCAATTCCGCCATATCCGCATAGTGAAAATTATAAAATAAAAATCCCTACTCTTCAAACGAAGTCTAGGGATTAACAATGAGGGACGGAGTTCTATATCCGAACCTCTCAATCCTAAATGAGTATAACATATTTGTGCTGATTGTCAATTCTCCGGCTGCATAGGATCCTCTGTGGGCTCCTCTGCGGCCTTTTCTTTTTCAGAGGTATAAATATACCCCTCAAGGCCGTTTTCTTTTAATTTGGCCAAATTATCCTCAGCATCCACCTTGCTAAAAGGTCCTGCATTCACAACCAGGTAATCACCCTCAGTGATATTAACCTTAGCGCAATGCTCTGCTGCCTCATCCTTTCTCTTTGCAGCATATTCCGGAGTGTTCTTTGCAAACATCCCCAGCATGATCATATACTTTGCATCCTTTTTCATGGTTTCCTCCTTATCTTCTCAGGTATTCTCCGGAACTGAATCCGGTGTACTGTACTCCATTCAGGGTGAATTGAATATATAGCCACCTGGTAGAGCCCACCCTGGTGTAATATCCATAATTTTGTACCCTGGTACCCTTTGGCATTACCACAAGGCTCTTTTTGTCGGTACCGGCTCCATCCCTTAGGTGGAGATCAGCTGTTGCTGTGTATGTTCCGGCCATATCCTTATCCATCAGCTGTGCAGCCTCTGATGCCTTTACTTTTGCCGGTGTGGCCGGAGCGATAGGTGCTCCTCCGACATACTTATCAAAATAAACCTGCCCAAATGATGCTCTCTTGGCTTTCACAGCCTCACTCTGATCCTTTGGCCGCTCATATCCGGTGAGAACTGCATCTGATGCCTCCCTCACTGAGCTTGCACTTTGCAGAGCTCTCATCACTCCGGGATATCCTTTCAGCTCCAGCCCAAGGAAATTGAGCTGCATGTTCAGATCTCCGATTGATGCGCCTGCTGCCTTTGCATGGTTCAAAAGGTTCTGCTTTCTGCTCCAGTAGGTCCATTGTGCCAGGCCATATCCTGCTGCATCCTTTACAAAATTGGTATATGCTCCGGAATCTACCGCCTGGGTGTACTGCTCATCACTCATGCCCAAGGATCTCTCATATGTGTTCTGCAAATTGTTAGATCTCAATCCGCTTTCTGCATACAGATTTCCCATGAGGCCTGCTGCCCCATACTTGTTTCCAATGAGGGATACAAGATAATCCCAAATGGCTTTCTCTCCGGTTGTGGCCGGAGCTGCGTTTTCAGCATACTGCACATATGGGAGCTTGCCGTGCTTTTGCCATGTTCGTGCATTGTATCCGGCTTTTGCTCCTATATTGCCAAGAGCTGTGATCTGCACCTTATTCTCCCACTTGGGTGTGCATTCGATCACAAGGCCATCACCGATATATACACCGATATGCCCAGGGAGCCATACAGCCTCTCCCGGAATGATATTGGAGAAATCCGTGCTCACATCCTTACATTTCTGTATCATCTGATCTGCTCCGATATCCGGAACACCATTGGATGTGTATGTGGCTCCTCCGTATGTGGCATTCTTGTTTCCATTCCAGCCCCACAGGATGCCTTTTATAAGGCATACACAATCAAATCCAAACTTTCCCATGGCTCCGGATCTGATCTGAGCTGCATGCTGTATGTTGTAATTGTTGTTGGTGGTGTACCTTTTGATGTTCTTTTCACTGATAAGAGCTCCAAAGCATCCCATCACATAATATGTTTCATGTGCCTGGGCATCTTTCAGCTTTGATATAAACTCTTTTACATTCATCATGAGGATCACCCCTCTTTCTTAAATATCGCCTCAATGAGAGCCTTGATGGCTGTGGAGAGCTGTTTATATAAATTATCGTACCCAAATATAGCTCCATAGCACACCAGGATGCCCACAAGGATTGCAACCGGCCAATAATACCAAAAGATGTGCCAGTGCATGATGCTGCATATGATCACCATTGTGAGGATTGTGAGAACCTCTGCAATGATGAGCACCACTACCTGTGCCGGGCAGTTCTCTCTGTTTACTATCTTCTTGATCACCTGTGAAATCACATTGGTGAGTGCTACCAGCAGAACCACTGTTGCTGCTCCTATTGCCATGATCTGCATTGCATCCATATACTTATCCTCCTATCCTGCTGCATTATCATTGTTTTTGATGGCCATCTCATATGTGATGCCACCCTCACAGTTTTCTCTGCCTGCTTTCAGGCTGTATGCCCAGTATGCAAAAACCTCTCCTACTGTTGCCCCAATAAGAGCAGTGAGTGGTGAGAGGTCCATAAAGTGCCACATAGCAAGCATTGAATATATCTGAATGATTGTGCACATGATCATCATGTACCACAATCCGGCTTTTGAGGTGCTGAGCTTTTTCTTTTTCCGGAAAGATCTCTTGAGCTCTCTTTCCTCCTGTTTCATCTGCTTAAGCTCTCCCTGCCTTTGAATTTCTTTCATCCGGTATTTATGCCGGATCCTTTCCCTTTCCATTACTGCCATTGTTTTTCCCTCTTAAATCAAAATCATTTGTTTCCTGGCACTGATGAAAAACCTGCATGATGTACTTGAACTCTGCCTCATATACTCCATTTGGCTGCTTTGTTCGCTCCACCAATCTCTCATATTTTTCATTCAGGGCTATGATCTGATTGAACTCAGCCTCTGAATGCCGGATGCCCGGCTTTTGCAGTTCGTGATAGAATGAGAAAATCTGTGTTTTGATTGAATCGGCCACATCAATAGCCTCCTGGAGGGAGAGCTCCTCTATTTTTTTCTCAAGCTCCTCCTGTTTTCTTTCGATCCCATCAAGCCGCTTATTTGTTTCCTTTTGGTTGCTGTCGATCTTTTCAATCAGCTGTGCACTTGCCTTGGATCCTATCCATTTGAGCAGTGCACTGATTGGATTGATCTTGATTTTGGATACCTCGATAAACAGAGAGAGGAATCCAATGATACCGATTGCCCAGCCGGTAATCTGTCCTATGCTCATCTTTTACTCCTTTCCTGTGTTGTAGGTATCCCCACATTTAGATAAATGCAGCTGCTGCATGGCTCCTGGGAATATGGGATGTAATAATCTTTACATTCCCCACATTCTCCATAGTGCTTGCATGCAGTGCTGCATTCCTCTAATGTTCGCTTGCAGTGTTTTAATGCCTCATGCTGGCAGATAAAATTATTCTGCCTCAACATTTCTGAACATCCCTACAAGCTCTGTGTACTCATCATCTGTGATTCTGTCACAGGCAAGGAATACATCCAGCTTTTTCATCTGCTGTTCCTGCCAAATGAGATATCTCTGAGCTGTTACCGCTCCACGATCATATTCTGCATTCTTTGCATTGATGATCTTTTTCATGGATGAATATGCCATATGTGCCACCTCCTCTCTTAAATGATGCCTGCCATCTCTAACATGCAGGTTGTATATTCAGCATCTGATGCTAATGCTGCAATGACGGTATCCTGAGCCTCAAGCCTCTCTTTCATCTTTTCCATCTCAGGTGTGGAAAAGATCTGTGCCAGTTCCAAATATTCCTCATATTCTTCTTTGGTCAGCTGCGCCTCCTCATAGGCCCACACTGTGATTGTTTCCTCATTCTGTGTGATCTCTTTCTGAGTGATGTTTCTCCTGAGATACACTGTGGTGGGGCTTGATGTGGTATCAACCTCATCCGGCTTGTTTGGCTGGCATCCTGTTACATTCTTCCATATGATCTGCATTGTTCAACCTCCTTTGGTGTTTGCTCACTATTTTTCTCATTTTCTTGATTGATGCTTTGGGCTTGATCCGCTCCTGAAATGTGTTGTATGTATCGGTGTGCTTAAACCAGCCCATATATGAGAGCAGTGAGCTGGCATCTTTCCAGCACACTTTCTCCTGTTTTGATATCTGAGCAGCTTTTCTGGTTGCTCTGAGCATTATGCTCTCCCGGATGATCGTTCTGTTTCGGTGAAATTCAAAGCCCATATAATCAAGCGGCCTGCCGTGCAGCATGGTTTCCATTTCTATGGTTCCATGGTATTTCTCCAGGAGGGCATTTATCTGATGCTCTTTCCGGATCAGAACCTGCTCTGCAATGAAAATCTTTCTCTTTTTCTTGTGCATCTTGCATTTATGCTTGATTTTCATAGCACTCAGATCCCCATCCAGCTGTTGCAGTTCTCTCAATGTGCTGCACATTATGGCCGCCTCCCTGCTTTCATATTCAAGCCTGAATACCTGCCAATTTCCTTTCATGTGCAGATTGAAATTACCTATCAGGTAATCTTGTATTGCCCTCACCGCTTTATGGATCTCTTTCTTGCTTGCGCCGAAAATCACGATATCATCCATGTACCTGGTCATATATTTGATGTGCAGCTCCTCTTTGATGTAATGATCAAGAGGTTGCAGGAGAAAGTTTGCAAACCACTGTGATGTGTAGAATCCCAGCGGCAAGCCCATCTCACATGCATCAATCAGTATTTCCAAAAGATCTCTGATCTCTCCCGGCCGGATCTTTTTCCGGATCCAGCTCCTTAAGATCTCATGATCAACGGATTGAAAGAAATGCCGGATATCCATCTTTCCTATGATCCGGGTGTTCTTTTCATCTGTCCGGATCCATTTCTCAATCACTTTCTTTCCCATATGTGCTCCTCTGCCAGGTACAGATCCAAGCACATAAATATACATGCCGTGCAGAACTGCATCCTTTATTGCATCCACTGCAATGTGATGTATGATCTGCTCCGGCATGTAATCAGGTTTCAGTATTTCTCTCTGTTTGTGTGGCCCTCTCTCATTTATGATGCATGAGCTGTGCTTTCTCGGCTTGATTTTGCCGTGCACCATATCCTGCTCATACTTGGTGATCTGCTCAATGCTTTTCTCCATATCGGAGAGCACCCTGGCCACATCTGCTCTATTCCTCTTTCCTTTGGATGGTTTCAGAATGGCCGCTTGTACTCTGTCATGAGAGATTGCCTCATCATCCGCTATTCTAAAACTTTTCATTCAGGTTCTTCTTTCTTATCGCCTCAGGGCTGGTGGGTTTTCACTTACTGAGCCCTGCCTTTATCGGCATGATTTCCACTGGTTAGATGTGTTTCAACATCCTGAGGTGTAGGAAAATGGTGGGTTTGGTTAAATCTTCCATTATTGATAAGAATGGGGCAGCCCCGATGTTCCAGTTGGTATTCGACACAAGATTGTTCAAATTCACAGCAGAACCACCGACATGCAAACCATTGTTGCAGTTGCCGCCGACAATCGCACCGGGAACACCGGCCAAGGCCTAAGGCACCCACCATCTCCCCTATAAAATTATTTCAAATGATTTACTTTCCTGTTACCTTTCAAGTATTACCGGGGAGTGCCCCGGATCCCCCGGCCGCTATGCGGCAGGCTGTTCACAAGAAAGGGCAGCCCCGACGGCCCAGTTGGTATCCGACACAAGAGCGTTCAAAGCCACAGCAGAACCACCGACACGCAAACCAGCGTCGCAGCTGCCGCCGACAAACGCATAATCCACCTGGCTGGCATTATACCAACCACCATCACAGGTATAAGTGGAATCTGATCCGGAGCATACAACAGGCAATCTGCCGTTTTCCGTCATTTTGGTTTGATTGACATATCCACCATTTGTGCCGCTCATGCTCACACCGGTATTGGTGTATCCGCTGCCATCTGTGTTATATGTGGGATACATCTTTGTTCTGATCGTGCCGGATACATACATCAGGCCTGCGATTCTCTCCCAAATATTGCCCCACCAGTTCTCAATGTGGAATACCTTTACCACATCCCTGTTTGCATTGGTTCCATAGAACTGGCCTTTTGCGGAACCATATCCGGTTGCAAGGTAATTGGGTGAACTTGATGAGCCGCCTGTATGATATCCATATCCAAAGGATTCCTGGAAATTGTCTGATCTGCTCATGAGGATCAGGAGCATATTGATCAGATTGCGCTGGCTCCAGGATCTTGTATACCACAGAGAGCCATTTGCTCTTGAGTATGTGATCTCATTTGTTCCGGTTTGGCTCACCATAGGGGTTAATCCCTTAATGGATCTTGCTTTGCTGCTGTTCAATGCACTCTCAAAGCATGAGAGCCAAATATAATCCATTACAGTGCCATCAGATCTCATGTGAGCATATGCCTTGTAATCCTCATCCAGCTGAATATTGCAGATATTGCAGTATTCATAATTGGAATCCTCCCACTGCTTGAGGTATACAAGAGGGATCTTGGCCATTGCATTGCCATCATATGAGAGATTTGATACATCTGATGCTGTGCCATCCAGTTTCTTGGTGTAATCGTTAGGATCAAGCTCATAATCAGCTGTACCATCAGATTTCACCATATATGGCTTGTTTTCTGTCACAAACCAAAAATTGGCAAATGAGCCATAATCAAATGCGCCGGTTGAAAGGTTTACCTTTGCAGGAGTGAGCCCCACTGCCTGCTCCGTGTATGTTACCCTTGTGGCCGGGTTTGAATCGTTCTTATCGATCTTGAATCCAAGGAGAACATATGCCTTTGGTGTGGCCGTTCTCTGATTTGCCCTGTTGCGGTTCACAGCTCCCTGATCTGAATAAGGGAAACATGCGAATGTATAAGGCTGATCATTGGTGAGGTTATCAACCACAAAAGGAGTGGATGAATACTGCCCCGGTGTGGTGCAATCCAAAAGGAGTGTGCCATCATTCTCATCCTCAATAGGATCCTCTCCTGCTTTCATCACCAGCTTTACACCCTTAACAGAGCTGATTGTTTGGGCTGTGTTCGTTTCCGGATTCAATACCTTGGTATCATTGGGCTCCGTGAATGTGATCTTTACCTGCCCATCTCCTACCTGGCAGGAAAATGCTGCCATGTTATCCGGTGCAATGCCTGCCTGGATATTATCGATTACATATTGCGCCTCAGGCCAACTCATAACTGTACCTCCTCTGTAATTGTTCTGTTTGCATTGTTGAATGTTGTTGTTTTGGTGCCGATTACCGAATTATCAGCATTCTTAAGTGTTTCTGTTACCACTCTGTTTCCGTTTGCATCTCTGCTGAATACAGTTACTTTCTGCCTGTTATTGGCATCTGTTTCTGCCACTGTGCTGTGATCAGCTGAGAATACTGTTGTGGATGCCGTGAATCCCTGGATAGCTGCACACAGCTGGTTGTACTCAAGTGCTCCAAAATCTGTGCCCTGCTGCCGGTATTCGGTTTCATCCTGGAATGATTGAGTGCCATCTCCATTGATGGATACGGAGAATTTTCTCTGCCCATCAAAATCATCATCCACAGCGTTCATGGGTAATACCATCATATCCTCATCCTCCTTGCTCCGAACCGGAATGAAAGCCGGAACTTTCCGGCCTTTATCCTGTTCAAATTGTTGTAAATATTTAAGGTTGCGCTCTCAATTCTGTTGAGATCTGCATAGCCTATAAACTTACCATTGTCCTCATACACTGTTTTGGTACCAATGCTCACAGGGTATGTGTTTTCCACAATGATCTCCAGGTTATCTGCAAGGGTGTTGATCTCATCTGCATATGGGTAATCACTCCTTGTTTTATCATTCCCCATATCGATAATGGAGAATGGCAGATATACCTCTTTGGCCAGCTCTTTCAGATACTCAATGTTTCCTTTGATCCGGTTGTAATCCGTGTATTCAAAGAAATCACCCTCTGTTTCGCTGCGCCAAGCCCAATCTGTTTTTGGTGTCTGCCACATCACATTTTCCTCCTTGCCGTTATCTTTCCGGATATAGATCCGTTGTAGCTGGTTTCCACATCCTCAAGCCTGATCATGAGGCTTTCGACATATTGGCTCTCAAGGTATGTGAGATCATTCACCTCCAGTGCAGGATCTCCTCTGAACTTAAGCTCATACTCATTGCCTGCTGCATAATACTCTCCAACCCACTCAACCAGGTTCTGTGCATCTGTCTCAGAGCTTATCAGCGGATTATCCCAGGATTGTATCTTGCCCTTATTGTTCAGGGTTACTGCCTTGATTGCCGTTGATATGCCAAATTCATAGCCTCTCACTGTGAGTGTTACCTTGATTGGTACCGCCGGAGGATTGGATATCCTTACCTTGCACCAGTATGTTCTCTGCTCGATCACCTCAGCTCCTACATCAACCTCCTCACCATCCACTACACAGGCCACTGTGAGCCCATGCACTGCATTTGAGAATGAAAACTCATAATCTGTTGGTACCAGCGGAGTATCTATCTCCTCCTGGGTGAGATCCTTGAGCTCTGTTCCCGGTGTGTATATGGTCCTTGTTACCCTCATCTCTTTCACCTTTTCCAGCCTCTTTCCGGTTGGTGGTGAAAACAGATCATCATATGTGATCGTGTAATCCGTTGCCTCTCCAAATTCCACCCTCATAAGATGGATCCTGTTGAGCGGCTTTGCCTCTGTGAACTCTATCTCTATCCGGTCCACATCCACAAAATCATATTTGACTATGGTAACAGCTGAGATGCTCTTGCTCTTATATGTGGCCACCCTTTCTCCATCCCGGTATGTACGGAGTACAAACTTTTTAGGTATGGCATGGCCAAAATACAATGTAATATTGTGAAAAGTGTATGCAGATTCCATGGAGAGTGTAACAACCGGATTCTCCGGGAATGTTCCATCCTCTCCGGATATGGCCTGGCTGATAAATCCACACTGCACATATTGCGCCTGCTGCCGTGGCAGGAAATACTGTGCTCCGTTTGTCCTGGCAAAATTCGTTTCATATGCAGCATATTCATGCCTGCTCTCATTCTCCAGGAGCTTTGTTGCATCTGAGTATTCGGTTTCTGCATTGGCACTGGCCTCAATATCCGGCAAGAATGATGATTTTATCATCAGGATTCCATCTGCACTCTGCATCAGTACGCTCCTGCCTGCATTTGCTATCAGCTGGAGGCACTGCTTGTGAGATACTGCCGGGAGAGGATTCTGCACTGTGATGTTCTTGAGGTATGGATCTATCCAATACTCATCTGCTGAGATATTGGCATCCTCAAACACATCCACGGCCAAATCATAGAGGGATATGCCCTCAGGCCGGTATTCCCCTCTCTTGTACTCATCATCCATGTATTCAAACTTATCAACAGCTGAGAACTTGGCTGTGGTATCATCTGCGCTCCACTCCTGCATATACAGTGTGGCTCCCTTGAACCATTCAATAGTTCCATCATCCAGGCCATATCCCCAATATACTTTCAGCTCCTGCCCGGTCTCCACATAGTTGATTGCACTATCCTCATTGTCAACATTGTAGTATTTATCCATGTTTTCAATGGTTACTGTGAAATCTATGGTTGGCAGATTCTCTGCAATCGGTGAAATGGTGCTTGATAGCTTTGCACTGATGATCTTGTTATCATCAAATTCAAGGCCTATACCACAGGTGAACTGCTCCAAGCGGAACCTTGTTTCTCCTCTGCTCATTTCCAGGGCTGTGATGGTCATATATGTGATCTCATCAAAGGTATCCTCTGTTGCAAATTCTTTGCTGTTATTCTCATATTCTGCCTGCCCTTGTTCGGTTGTGATCATGAGCCTTGTGGGCCATGATTTGCCAAATTTCAGGGTTATGCCCTTAAGGCTTACTGTATCCTCTGTGTTGAATCTCACTGTGATGGATGGATGCTCACTCACAAGGGCATTGGTAACAGCTCCCTGCTGGAAATACGTTCCATTTTTAGGCAGGAAATACACGCTGCCATCAAGAGAGTTCCAATTTTCCTCATAAGTTGCATAGATTTTGGATACTTTATCATCACTCAGAGGAGCTTTGATATCAGAGTATGGTGCAAAATCACCCTCCTGAACCTCAGCTCCTCTTTGTGCAGCCTGGTTGATCAGGCCCATGCTTAATCTCATATAAGACTTATTCCGGGCAGGCTTTTGCATCTGTTCTCTGTATTCTGTACTTACATACTGCATATGCCCTCCTACATCTCAATGAAATTTACCTTGAAATTCTTATATACCGGCTGCCCATTCTCATAGCAGTACACCGGTGTGTTTCTGTCACCGGCATACATGGAAAGAGATCCTCTGCCTCCGGTGTCAGCAATGAAATAGGATACATTCAGATCAAATTTCTTTTTGATGGCATTTCTGATGATCATATACTGGTCCGGCCGGAGCAAATTCCAAGAGCACTCCAGCTTGTGCACATCCTCTCTGATCATCTGTGCCACCATCTTTCCTTTGGCATTTCTCTCTGAATCAGAGATATCATAATCCGATTGATCCATCTTTGATGGTTCAGGGAGGGATACTCCCTCAACCACCAATATGTTTGATATCTTGGCCATGGATTCTCCCTCCTTATGTTGCAGGTACCGGTTTCATATCGTAACCGGTACGCTTTTTGTACTTATCGATCTGTGTTACAAGTGTCTTTCCGTCCAGCTCAACCACTGTGGTGTGCTCGGTCTCTCCTCCCTGGGTGTTCTCTATCGCACCAATAATATTGATTGATAGAATCTCAGCCAGTTTGGATGCAATGGCATCAATCCATCCGGTATTTCTCTCAAGCGGCACAATAGCCTCTTTTCCTGCCTCTCCTGCAATGAGAGGTGTTGCTCCGTCTACAATACCGCCTGTTGCCAATCTTGGCAGGGATACTGTTGAGAGCTTTGGTATTGAGAATCCAAATGTTTTGCCACCAAACTCCGGTACCCAATCCGGGATATCAAAGCTCAGGCCATTCAGTGCATCAATTACCTTATTCACACCGCCAACCACTGCATTGGCCATACTCTCAATGCCTCCGATAATGGAGTTGATCACACTCTTTATTGAGCTCCACATTGAATTGAATATGGTTACAACAGTATTTTTCAGGCTGGTCCATGTGTTACTCCATATTGTCTTTATGGAGCTAAGAGCTGTTGAAAGTCCGTTCTTAATGCCCTGCATCACTGTGGTGATGGCTGTTTTAATGGCATTGAATATGGTTATCACCACGGATTTGATTGCATTGAATATTGTGGAGAAAAATCCATATATTGCCTGCAATGCAGCTACCACTATTCCGGAGATGGTTTGCAGGATCAGGCTGATAAATGCAGATATGGCACTTAGGATGCCCTCTACAATCTGCTCAATGCCTTTCCATGCCCTCTCCCAATCTCCTGTGAATATTCCCACAATGAAATTGATAATGCCGGTTATAACCTCAATGAGGCCGCCTATCAGGTCACAGATAAAGCCAAATACCGCCTGCACTGTGCTCCATATGGTCTCTAATACCGGCAATACCTTAGGCAGTACATTTGCTATGATCCAATCAATGAGAGGCTTTAGTACACCCTCCCAAAGGGCTTTCAGTGCATCACCCACAACAGCTGCAAATTCAAGAATCCTATCCACAAGAGGGCTCACATGCTGCTGCATAACCTCCTGGAACTGTGCTCCCAGCTCAGCAAGAACCGGCTGCACACTGCCATTCCAAAATTCAAGGAACTTGGCCGCCGTGTCGGATAATCCTCCGGCTATTGAATCAAACAGCGGAGCAAAATGCTCATCATATACTGCATTGAATCCATCCACGAACTGATCCACAACATCCTTTATGGATCCGGTAACAGTTTCAAATACACTCAGGATGCCCTCAAGGGCTGTTTTGATCTCCTCCTGGTTATCAATGAAAGGCCTTGTGAACACATCCAGGATATCCCTGGTTGCCTTTCCTGTGATCTCCTGCACACCCATGTATGCATCAGCAAATATGCCAATGAGGTTGGCTGTTACCTGCTGCCCGGTGTCACTACCGAACACTGAGAATATGTTGGCAGCAGCCTGGGCAAAGTTTCCGGAGATTTCTGCGATCGATCCGGAGATATCAAACATTGTGATGAGATGCTGCTTTATCCTGTCGGTGTTCTGTTCCAAATACTTGGCCACACCGCCCACCAGGTTGATTGCAATCGTGATACCTATTGCTGCAATGGCTCCGGTGATCTGCCCCAGCGCATATGCCCATTTATCCATGCAATCATTTGCAGCTTTTAATACTCCGGGATCCGTCCATATATCGATCAGGCTCTTTTTGATGCTTGCTATGGCATTCTTAAGAGGCTCAAGGGTTACATCTCCCATTCCGGCCTTAAAGCCTTTCATGAACAGATCTCTGAGCTCTTTGAGCCTATCAATCAGTTTCTGCAATACCGGATTGAGTTCATCATCTGTTTCGGTTGCGGTTTCATCCACCAATCCGGGGATATCTCCAGCACCTCCAAGATCTTCTCCTCCACCGCCTCCGGAGCTATCTGCTGCCTTTGTCAGTGAATTGATCTCATCAAACTTGCCAAGGCCGTGGAATGCCTCCTCTGCTTTCTTAGCGGCACCGCCTGCTGCCTTTGTGGCTCCTGTGAGTGCATTTGCATTATCAGCTGCTCCTCCCAGTGATGTTTGAATGTTTCCGGTTGATGTGCTGGCAGATTTGCCGCTCTTTCCGGTTATGATCTCGGTGAATCTCTTGAATGCATCCGCTGCCACCTGCAATTTTGCAATAAGCATATTCAGCACTCTGATCACCGGTGTAAATACATTTATAAGCCCCTGGCCAATGGTTGCCTTGAGGGATTCAAAGCGGAGCTGGAGGATCCTTGTTTGGTTTGCCCAGCTGTCTGATGTTCTTGCAAAGTCTCCCTGGGCATCAGCTGTTACCTTGAGCAGATAGTTATATCTGAGGAGTGCCTGCTCCTGCTGTGTCATGGAATTGTAGCTCTTTGTGATTCCCTGGGATAATGCATATGCCTCCAGGTTGGCCACAGAGAGATTTATACCTAACTGCTTGAGCGGTTCTGTTTCTCCGGATATTCCTGATCTGAGCTTTGCAAAGGCTGTATCTGAATCCAGGTTGTAGAATGATGCCATATCACCGGCAAGCCCTGCCAGCTGTGTGCTCATCTCCTCCAGCTTGTTTCCTGTGATGCCCATACTCTTAAGCATGGCACCCATTGTGGATGTGTACTGCTTGGCGGCCAATTCAGACAATCCAAACTGCTCCGCTGCATTCTTTGCAAAATCCTCTATGGTTTTATTCCCGGCTCCAAAGGTTACATCAACAACATTCTGAACCTCCTCAAGGTCTGATCCCAAATTGATGCAGGCTTTTCCAAAATTCACCAGGGCAGCAACAGAAAATGCGATACCAACCACTTTTCCGATAGCTCCAAGCACTCCCTTAATCTTGCCGATAGAGGAGTTTACCTTGGATACTGTGGAATTGGTTTGGTTCTGCACTTTTTTCATAGCATCCATGTATTGTTTGGTCTGAGCCTCGATTATTACCTGGAGCTTTTCAAGTGTCATTCCCTCCACTGCTCTCACCTCTTTCTTTCCTTAGTTGGTTTACCCTGAGCATATAACCCACCATCTGTACTTTGTGCTTTTCAAGCTCACTCTGTACCTTGGCCTCCTCGGCCATCCGTGCAACCTCCTCTCCGAATAGTTCCGGATAGTATTCATGAGGCTGTTTCAGCGGCACCTCATCAGGGTTATTGGAATGGGCCAGCATATTCATCAGCTGCATATTCTGATTCCACATCAGCATTACCTGATCCTTGGTTTCAGCCATCCGCTTTTTCTGCTCAATCTCCATTCTCCTGCCATAGCTCTCCAAAAGATCTATGATTTCATCTATGCCCAGGCTCCAAAAAAGATCAGGGCTATACCCTGCATCCAAAAATGTAGGATATAGCCCATCCCTTAACTGGTCTGTGATAGTGGTGAATGTGTTTACAGGATCTCCTGTGCTGCCTCCTCCATAGCTCCCTCCACCTGATTGGCCAGGGCTGTGGAGAAAAAACCGGATACAGTAAAGATTCCCATGTATACCTCTGTGTAGAAATTCAGCTGAGAGCCTCCCTCCTCAAGGTACTTATCAAAAAGCGCATTGAGGGTCTCTCTCTTGATTCCGTGGTGATACTTTCTCATGGCTACATGTGCCACATCAAGCATCACAGTGAGTGCAGGCATACCTCCGTTTCCGGTACCCATCACATTCATGAGATTGGTTTTGTATTTCTGCTCAAGCTCACTGATTCCTGCTGTGTCAAGTTTTAACTTGTACACCTCACCGCCTACCTCCCAACGCTGGAAAGGTCTCTTTTCAGGCATCTGTACCACCTTTTCCTCTGTCTGTTCTACCGCTGCACTGTTCTCATTTTCATCATGATCAAAAAATCCCATTTACTTATCCTCCTGTTTTATCCTGAAATTAAAAAATAGGATCCGGTGATTAAACCGGATCCGTAATTGTGATATTGCTCTGCAATGCGATCTTGAGAGTGAACTCCATTACTCCGTTCACAGCTCCACCACTCACCTTGGTGGCCACCTGTGCATCAAATGCAAAGATTGTGCCATCAGGGAGTGTTTCCTTGAATGATACGATCTCTTTGCTTGCCTCAGCTGCTTTCATCTTGCGATATGCAGAATCAGCTGTGTTCTTGAACTTGAACTTGTACTCAAGATCTCCCGGATCTCCTACACCGAACTCATACTGCTTTACAGTGTCGGAAAGTCCGGTATTCTCAACCTTTTCAGGCTCATTGCCAAGCTCAGGTACCTCCTTGAGGCCCTCAAGAACTGCAAACTCCTGATCAGTTGATCTCTTGCAGCTTAAAGTAATACCATTTGCTAACATTTACATTTACCTCCTTAGTAATTGTTGTTGTACACAAGCTCATTATCGAGATCCAGGATGCCCTCATATCTCATGATCTTGTGCTTTAATCCGCTGGTATCATCCACATCATTGCACTGCCTGCGCCTTAAGCCTAATGCAGATAATGCTGCATCAACGTCCAGTGCAGCCTGTGATGTGCTCTGATTGTTCCAAATGTCTATCCTATAAAGCAGGTGGGATTTGCTTTCCTTGCCATCCACCCATTCAGATACGGAATTATCCTCCTCTGTGTACTGGATGGCCGGGAACTTTTCCCAATCCTTAGGATATCCATCACTCACATTGTTGCTTATAGGCTGTATTGCGTTATAAACCTGGTCTTTTACATTTACCATCTTATCCCTCTACTTTCTTGATCTCTGCTTTCAGTGCCGCTGATAGGTTCATCTTGATGATGTTTTCATTCATCTTGAGTGCCGGATACATATATGGCTGAGCTGCCTGGCCTTGGGTGTAATAAAACACCTTGCCATCCTTGCTCTCACTCTTTGGCCAATGATACTTATCTGCATCAGCTGGTGGGATATCATCTCCGGGGAACCACCAGCCCTCTGATACATAGGCAGGCTGTATATTTGGGGATATCCCATCATGATTTGCCTCACCTTTGGGGCCGGTACCAAATTCCACATATGCTGCATGCTGGTTGTTGGTGTAGCATATACCCCTTACCAGCGTTTTCTCCTGTTTCACGTCCGTTCTTATGGATTGCCTCAGTTCTCCATGATTTACCGGGCACAGGAGCACAGCTGCGTTTCTTACTCTCCGGATCTCTTTTCCCATAGCCTTTGTGATAGCATCCATTGGATTCTGAATGGCACTCAGCTTTCTGTTTAGGGATTCAGCCCCTCTTACATGCTGATCAGCCATGTGATTTCTCCAGCGTTATAACCTTAGGATCTACATCCCTGTTGATGGATTTGATGATGTAATCCGGAGGCTCTGTGCCATCCACATACACACAAATACCATCATTCTCTCTGAGATCTAAAGTGCCGTGATATTCCATGTTTTTGATGTAGGCGAGATGCTCTCCGTACTGCTCGGCCTGAATTGTTCCTCCGGCCTGCCAAATGGTTGCCTCAATCGGTACCGCCTCGGCCCATCCGGTTACATCTCCACCCTCAGAGTTTTTTGTAATCTCCCTTTTACGGAGATTGTACATCTTCATCTGCTTTCTTCTCATACGCATGGCCGCCTACCCTCGCAATTCTGCATTGTTCCACAACGCTCTTGATCTCTGCCGGGATTTCCACAAATGAGGAGGATATTCCACCCTCGCTCCTGGATGTTTCACCCTCGGTGCCCATCCTGTTGTATGCAATCAGGGCCCATTTACGCTTTGCCGGTTTCAACCTATCAATCAGCTCTGTTCTGTTCGTTAAAGCAAGCAGCTCCTCCTCAGCTGTTTGGAGGAGTGCTGCCAGGAGTGTTTCGTCCTGGCAGCCTGTCATGCTCTCAAGTATCTCCAAATCTTCCATGGTTACTCCTCTCCGGATCACTCATGGGCTTTGATCACCTCAATGAGTGTTTCCTTGTTCATGTTGGCATAACCCTGGATGCCCTTTTCCTTGGCTACCTTGCGGAGCTCTGCAACGCTCATGGCTGCATAATCTGTTTCCTCGGTATCCTCAGGCTCCTCATCCTCCGGATCTGCCACAGGATCTCCTGCTGCATCATCAGAATCCTTTTCAGGATCCTCAGGCTCCGGATCTGCCGGTGCAGGGTTCTCAACCGGAGCTGCTGCCCCGGTGAGTTCCTCTGCTGTATCTGCCACTGCATACTCATCAGAGTTTTTCTTGCAGTGATTGATCACATCCTCATTGCTTGCCTCGGAGATCACTCCGCTCTTTTTGTTTAAGATGAACATATTGTGCTTACCTCCTTACTCTACTCAGGCCCTGTTTGCGGTGAGAACTGAAAGGCTCTTGCCCTGAACCACCTTGGCACCATATACATGGAGGCCCTTGATGGCATCAGAGAATCTCTTTTCAGGTCTGTATGCCTCAGTTTTGAGGATCTGCTCTGCATAAGAGGTTGCTGCTCTTGTGCCTGCAATGATCTTGTACTTGCTTACAGTTGTAACACCCTCAGAGGTTGTGGTTGTTGCAGGAACATTGTTGGAGATGTTTACAGCAAAGCCTGCTGCCACACCAACCTCACCACCCTCAATGAGTGCCTTGTTGTAGTCGGTGCCGTTGCCAACAAATCTCTGATCCTTGAGGAGGAGGCCATGGAACCATGCAGGTACAACAACCCATCTGCCTGCCATAGGCACATTCTTCTCTGTGAGGTCCGTTGCAAGATCAACCAGCATATCATATGCAGTTGTTGCAGTAGGTACCAAAGGAGTTGCATCTGAACCAAGGTTGTTGCCGTTGTTGATAGCTCCAACAGCCATGAGGCCTGCAAGGAATCCATCAGTTACATCATTCATGCCGTATGCAGCTCTCTGCATAGCATCATCCATAACCTTAGGATTGCTCTGTGCGTTATCAACATCATCAACAGCAAAGTTGAAATACTTAGCCTGATCAATCTCAAGCTCCTGGCCGCTACCATCAACAGCATCAGGTGCTGCAATGTCGGTGTTCTTGGTGTAGTTCTTGATGGTGATATCGCCGATCTGATTGATCTTTACCTTATCACCAAAGTTCTTGATCTCTCCCTCATAGTCTCTGTTTACAAGGTTTGCATACACATGCGCCTTGTCAAGGTGTGCAAGAAGTCTTGCGCTCCAAATTGTAGGAATAAAAGTTGCAAATGCCATAATAATTTACCTCGTTCTTTCTGCCTTATCGGCTTATCTTAGGTTTTTCATGGATGCCTGTACTGCATCCCAGTTCTTATTGATCTCCTCCGGGCTCATAGCGGAAATCTGCTCCCTGGTGAATGTGCCACCTGTTTCAGGTGCTTTCTTCATGGGTGAGCCGCCCTTTAGCTTATCCTCTACTCCTTTGGCTACTGCCTCCTGAAAGGCTTTCTCAACAGCCTCTATGGATGCCTGGCATGTGGATGCATCAGTATAATTCAGGATATCTGCCAGCGATACCGGGAGGCCCTTATCTGCAAGAGTTTCCTTTGCCTGTGCGGAAAGTTCTCTCTTGGTGATCTCTGCCTCTCTGTCGGCCAGCTCTTTCTCCTTTTTCTGCTGCTCATACTGGGCTTTCTGCTCAGCATTCATCTTGGCCAGCTTTTCAGCCTCTGTTCTTGCATTGGCAATCTGTGCCTCAATGTCTGCCTGCATCTTTGTTCTGTTGGTCTCAAGGGCTTTATTCACTCTCCTGTCAAATTCAGCCTGCATCTTGGGATCTTTCAGGAAATCATCAAATCCCTGAGGCTTTCCCTCTCCAGGTGCGCCTGCTGCCCCTGCTCCATCATTGTTCCCCTGAGTGCCGCCTGCTCCGGTTCCTGCATCTCCGGTTCCTGAACCTCCGGCACTGCCTCCAGCACCGCCGCCCAAATCTCCGGCTCCACCATCACCCTCTGCAAAAAACTGCAAATTCAAAGGGAGCTTACATCTCACATTGTTTCCAAACATCTTTTTTCTCATTGAAAAATCCTCCTTTGTGCCCCTGCATTGCCTTATGGCCCCACAGATTCATCTTTGGTTTATAGTTTTGGCTTTCTAACCCTCAGCCGGGGAATAAAAAGGGATCTCTCCCTGATTACTCGATTATTTCCCAATCCTCGGCCAGCATATCTGTTTGAGATGCTAACCATGGCACCACTCCCTTAGGAGCTGCCGGATTATCGGTGATCAGCTGTGTGGTGACAATATAAATATATGGCAAAGTCATTTTGCTGTGTTCATCCGGTCTCTGCATCTCTATGTAGATCCCTTTGCCATTCCACCCGGCTCTCCTGCATTTCTTTCCTGCTTTCAAAGCATTGAGTGCATTACCAAAATCCATGCCTGCTGCCTCCTTTCTCATTCTGCATATCCGCTATCATTTCATCTCTTGCGCTGCGGATGGCCAATGCACATCCGATCAGTGCAATAAGGAGGATTCCTGTGGGGATTCCTCCTGCTAATGCCAGTATCGCTCCCATATCAACCTCCCAAAATTGCATACAAAAAGAGCCATGCATTTTCTGCATAGCTCTTTCAATATCATCCTTGTTTTGTTATCAAATAGCCCTGTTTTGTTATCAGATGGCCTTTTTTGTTGTCAGATAACCACTTTCAGGCTGTTTGCCTCATCCTCGGTGATTTCTTCATAATCCATTTCCTCACCAAAAAAGATGCAGCACTGCTCCGGTTCCTCAACCCAGGAGCCATCCTGATTCTTTCTTTCCATGAGGCCTTTGTTGTATCTGTATACCCTCTCAGCCTCATTCTTTTCCCTGTTCAGTTCATAAGCAAACCAAAACTTATCCCTGCTCATGTCATTTCTCCTTGTACACCTTTATTTTATCAATATCCACAGGAATTTCAAGAGTATCAAAGATCTCATCCTGCATCTTTCTGAGCTCCTCTCTCCTTTCCGGAGTGGTTTTGGGATCTCTCATCTCCTTGTACATATCATGGGTGAGGTTGTTCTTTGCATCAAAGCTCTCCGGAGTATGGAACTGTACCTCAAACAGGGTATGGGGTCCATCCGGTGCAGAAAAGGTGCAATTCACACCCTTGTATGAGGATCCTTTCAATGGTTTCTCCCAGGTGTTTATAACTTTCTTGAGCTTGTAACCCCTTGCCTCCATCTCCTCCACAACATTATCAAATACTTTCCGGAGCTCTGTTGGAGATCCTAAATAGGTGTATCTGATAACATCATTGATGGTATCAATCTTTTCGTTGATGAGCTTTGGATCTTTTCTGCCCCTGGTGAGCCTTTTCATCTTCTCCAGGTAACTGTTTTTATCCTTTATCCGTTTCTCTAATCCTGCCAGCTGCACATTCAGCTTTTCGGCCACTGTTTTCACAGTGTCGGTGATCACATTCTCACTCTCAAGAATCCGGTTGTATCCGTTGATCTCTCTGTATTCCACTTTGAGATCCTCATACTCCTCAGGAGTTTTGTATTTCTTCTCCCGGAAATCATCAATGCTGCCCACTTTCTTTTTGCCTAAAACATCCAGGTATCTATCATATTGTTTCAGATCGGCTCCCCGGTGCTTTTCAACCTGCTCAGCAAATAATGCCTCCGGATTGTGGGCCACCTCTTTCTCATACCATTTCTGATAGGTGATATCTCCGGGGAATGTCTTTACCTCTCCGGTTACCGGATCCCTGGATCTCCTTTTGAGCTGTGAAAGGTCCTGATCATCTATCTCTGAGAGAACTGTGGTTCTGCAATATGGGTGAAAAGGTGGATAATTCACACCCACCTCCATATCCTTGTATGCAAATACCTGGCCATCCATCTCCCTGCATATGTCGGATGTTCTCAGGTCCAGTGTGGCCAATATTCTGTATTTATCAAGGCCAGCCTCCTCATCAGCTGCTGCCTGTGCCTGCCCGGATATGTATGCAGATTCTGTTCTCACCAATCTCCTGGCATTAGCAGCTCCGGTTGAGTATTTCTTGGCAATCTCTGTGGCTATCTCACTCTCATTCTTGCCGGTGAGGTATGCAAGGGCCAGCTGTGTTTTCAGCTCATCTGCAAGCCCCTGTGTGTTTCCCCATATTCTCTGTGAGTAGTTTGCACCGCTCCAGTTCGTTCTGAGGATCCTGTTCAAGGCTTTATCATCCACATAGCCAAATGAGAAATCAAGGCCGGTTCTTTTCTTGAGATCGTATATCTCCCGGTAATAGGATTGATTGTACTGGTCAACATAATGATCAGTGCTCACTTTCTTTTCCTGGTTATATACCTCTCTCATCATTCGATCTATTTCAGATTGTAGGTTTTCAAGCCTCTCAATCCTTGCTCTGTATGCAGGGCTCTCAAGCTCTTTCAGGATCTCTTTCTTATCGGCTCCCTTTAATCCCTCAAGCCTCTGCCTCAGTTCGTCAAGATCCCAAGGGTTCCGGAGCTGGTTCAGCAGCTTAAGGGCCTCATCATCATCCAGCTCAAACTTATCCCGGTATCTCTCATATATTTGTGTGATCTTGTAATTGAGTTCCCTGGAGGCTTTGGCATAGATATCTGCAATCTCCCTGGCTGCCTGTTCGGCATCCTCCATGGCCTCATACATCTCTCTTGCCTGTCGGCTCTCCCAATAGCTCATTTACTCACTCCTTATCGCCTGCTGCCTCTTTGGGCTCTTTTTCCTCCTCAGGCTCCTCAGGCTCATCCTCATCCGGAGGATTGTTGTATCCCATTGCAAACATCTCCTGCTGCTGTTTGATTGCCTCCTCCTTTTGCTTTGTGAGCTCCTCGATTTCTGCATCAGGATCCTCAACAAAAGGAATCTGCTTGAGCAGGGTTTTCATGGATACAAGATCTTTCATGTTGTACAGAGTATTTGCCAGCTCCTGCAAGTTCTTAGGCAGTGATCTTGCAAAGGTTGGTACCACGCTTGAGGCATCCTGTGCCATTGCCTGCATATTGAGGAAATTGCAGAAAAGAATGATCCTCTTTTGCAGGCCTCTCTTGTAATACCTCTCCTTTACCTTGGTGATCATCTCAAGGCCCAGGAGCTTATACTCCATAGCAACACCGGATGTGTTTCCGGCAAAGTTCTCATCTGTGAGGTTCGGTACATGGGAGAAATTGTATATATCCTCCTTGATTGCCTTTCTCAAGGTCTCAGCTCCGGCCTCATCCATTGCCCTGGTGAGGTATTCTGCCTTTGCATCTGCCGGGAGCTCCAAGAGCTTTTTCTTTCTCAGCTCCTCCTGTGCCTCTTTGGTCTCCTCCTCATCATCTCCAAGGATGGATCCATATAATACCAGGATGGCATCAATAAACTGCTCTTTATCCGTTACTCTGTCACTCATCAGAGTGTTGTACGCATCAATCAGAGGGATCTGCTGCTCAAAGTCACCCATGCCCTCTTTGTTGTTCAGATACTCAATGATCTGAATACCGCCAAAATTATGGGGCTCAGGTGTCTCTGTGAGTGTATTGGCCGCTTTCACATCATTATCAATGTTTAAGGTCCAGTTATAATGCTCTGTGCATATAGTGGCCACCCATGTTTTGATATCCTTGGCATCATCTTTCTTTGGCCAGTAGTAAACACCAAAGAGCTCATTTTCCTCAATGGAATCATCTACCACAATGAATGTGTGCAGCGGAGAAAGGTTCTTGAGTGCCGGTTTAGGCTCATCTTTCTTTGCATACACATACTCATATGCCAATCCATAGATACTCATATCCTGGGCATTGTCTGCATCCACATCATCCACATCTGCATCATCAAAGGCTGAGAGCAGCGGTGTGATATCCGTATCATCTGTATTGGAGTATGTGATGGGATTACCCATGAAATACCCTGTTGCAGTATCCGTGATATCTTTTGCATGGTTGCATACGATCTTTACATCCGGGAGCCCCTCTTTCCTGTTCCGGGAAAGAATATCATGCCTGCCCTCATAGTAATCTCTGCATTTGTATTTGTTCTGTACCAGCCCATAGTGTTTCATGATCAGATTCAGGATGATCTTTTTATCAAGGGCTGTTTCATCATATCCCTCTGCCGGGTATGTAAATCTATACATATTATCCTCCTCTATCTCAGGCCTGCTGCCCTCTTGCTCCTTACCTTGGCCTTGCGCTGGATCATATCATCCTCCAGGCCATAACGGCATGCATCAATGGTGTGGTTATCCTTATCCGGGTACCCACCTTTGAAATTGCCGTTTTTGTCTCTCTCCAGTTCGTATGTTGAGAACTCCCTGGCTGCATTGGGGCAGGTTACCGGATCAATAATGATCTCATCTATCTCATTGCTCAGGTAATCCATTCCAAAATCTACTGATCCGGGGCCTTTCTTTGCTCCTATCAGCCTCAGCCCCATCTCATTGAATGTTGCAATGGATCTCGGTTCCTCGGAATCTGCCGTGATGATCTTATTCTCCGGATTGATCTTTTTGATCTTGGCCACTGCCTCCCGGTTCTTTAGGTTCACCTGGTAGATCTCCCGGTATATATAAAGCCTGTGCTGCTTTTTGTTGTAATGCATACGCAAGAATGCAAGAGGATCTGCTGCAAAACCAAAATCAAGGCCTTGCCTGATCTTGTCAAAGATAGCTATCTCCTCAGGTGTGATCTCTCTTAAGATCACATTATCAAATACCTTGCCTCCGGTACCTATGGCCTCACCCAGGTACTCATGCCGGTATGCCATGATCTTTCTTTTCTTGAGCTCATTGGCCTCAATAAAGAACTGCTCTCCCAGCCATTCCCTTGGTACAGTGAGGTATGTGGAGTGGTTGCACAGGGTATCATCCCTTACTGTGAGCACATCCTGGTTCACCCATGAATTGAGGCTCTTGGGTGGGTTCCAGGAGTAGAAAACCACATAATGATCTCCACCTCTCATGAGGGATTGGTTTATCTTTCTCTCATCCTCATCTCCCTCAAACTCGGCTCTTTCCTCATACCATATATACTTGAAATAGCCTCTCCTGAGCTTTATTGATTTTGATTTGTTCGGATCATCACATCCTCTGAACACTATTCTCTGCCCGGTTGGCAGATATGTGATCCTCAAGGGTGAGAGGCTCGGTTTCCACAAGTGTGATACACCCAGGGCATCAATGGCCCACAGGAGCTGCTCATATACACTCTCCTGGAGGGTGTTCCCTACTCTACGGAAACAGGCTGCATTTGCATCCGGATCCTGCATCATTCCCATTATGATCTCAATGCTTATGAATGAGCTCTTTGTGGATCCTCTGCCTCCGTACAGCTTATAGTGTGTATGTTTTCCCTCAATGATATCCCAGTGGATATCATAAAACTGCGGAGCAATCAGATCTGTGAGCTTAACCTCCATCTGTGCTCCTTGGGATATCGTTGATGATCGTTACTCCCTCAAGGGATCCTGATACCTCCTGCTTATCCACAAACAGCTTGTATCTTTTTCCCAGGAGCTCCGCTGCCCTGTTCCTGTCCTGGATTGAGGCATCCATATCAAACTGATCCTTGATCTCCCCTCTCATTACCCCGGTGAGATACTGCAAAACCTCATCAGCACTGGCTATTCTGTCCTTTTGCAGGCTTTCCATAACCTCTGCTATATATTGTTGAATCTGAGGTTTTCTCAGGTTTTCAGCTCCAATGGAGTAGGCTGTGCCTTTGGCATATCCTGCCCTTATTGCTGCATCCGTGGCATTTGGGTTCTCGATATAATACTCACAGAACCTCTTTTGCTTTTCGGTCAAGCCCTGCTGCCCCTTGGCCGTTTCCTTAACTGTTTTCTTGGCTGCTGTCTTTGGTTTTCCCTTGGTTGCTGCCTTTGTGGCCGTTTTTGGCTTTTGGGCTGTTTTATTCGTTGCCTTGCTCGGCTCTTTCTGCTTTTTCACTCTCTATCACCTCTCTCCACCTCTCAGCAAGGGCTTTCAGGAGATCGGCTCTACTGTAAAAGGTTTCACCATCCCGGTTGGGATGTTCCTCCCACAGGATCCATTTGGTGCAAACCCTGCCCTGTTTCTCTGAAAAATATTGCTGAGTGTTTACTTTCACCATTTCCCCATGTAACCTCAGGGCCGTGATCAATTTGTTGATCTTTGGTTGCAGATTCATCTTTGTTCAGCTCCTTTTTGTGAAACAGAAAGAGCACCCAGCCAAAGCCGGATGCCCTTTTTCAGGATCTTAATTGTTCGGGGATAAGCCAACACAATTTCACCTGCTATCATATTAACATTTCTAAAATGGGAAATGTGGGAAACTTTATCCGGGAGCAAATTATTTGCTCATTCTACCCTCCTATTGCCCTCATTTTGCCCTTTTTATTCCCTTGGATATATATTTATACCCCTGCTGCCGTTTCGGAGCTTTCTGCGGTCTCTCCGTGCTCCCTTAAATACTTTGATACTTTCTTTTCCACTGTGGTTCTGTCACAGTGCAGGGCATTGCCCACCTGTTCCCAGGTCATGCCCAGCTCATATCTGCCATGGAATATTCTCCGGATCTCGGAATTATGGATGGAATTGATAAACTCTGAGATATCTGCCTCAAGTATCTGTGCCTCCACCATTCTCTTTTCAAGCATACACTGCTTTTTGTGAATGGCTGCTCTCCTCTTTTTTGCTCCTTTCATATCCAGGCCTCTTATGGTTATGTTCACCTGGGTATAAGGGAACTCATGAGAGGATGCCTGCACCTTATCTGTCACTATCTCATTATTCTTTGAGCGTATGGCAGCTATCTCCCTGTTCAGTTCTTTGATCTCAGCTCTTAAACTGATGAGCTGCTCCAATCTTTCCTTGGTCACTGTTTCCATCCTCCCTTTTGTTTAGTTAAAAGGCAGCTCCTCATCCATTCCATCCGGAATGTTCATGAAATCATCTGAGCCTGCTGCCTCCGTGCCGCCTTTCTTGCTCTCTGCAAATTCCTGCTTTTCAATGATGCAATCACTTGTATATACCTTTTGGCCATCCTTATCATAGGATCCTGTTTGGGTATGCCCCTCCACAAGGATTTTCATGCCTTTCTTAAAGTATTTCTCTGCAAACTCTCCGGATTTGCCAAAGGCCACACATGATATGAAATCCGCTCCGGGATTTTCATTGTTCTTGGTTTTCATCCGGTCAACAGCCAGGGTGTACCTTGCCACTGCTTTATTGTCCTGGGAATATCTCACCTCCGGATCTCTTGTGAGCCTGCCCATATATATGCATTTATTCATTTCTCATCCTCTCTTTCAGCCTATGGCATATTTCTTTAAGCAATCCTTGCATATCTTTTTCTTAACGCTTGCCGGGCAGCAAGGTGGTAAATTCGTCCACACCTCCGCTTTTCTGTACTTTTCAAGCCAAATATATCTATGGCAATCGGTGCAATGAAAAGGGATAAGTGCTATTCGGTTAAATCGTGTTTTCATTCCTCATCCTCCATTCTTTCCAATAGTCTCTTAAGGTTTTTCTTTCTTGTTCTTCTCTTTCTTGCAAAGAATGCCAGGTGATAACACTTTTCAAGGCCTGCTGCCTGTGCGTGAGCTTTCAAACACTCTCTCCAGGCATCCCTTGCCCACCTCATTACCTTTTGCAGGTATGGTGAGAGCACATCCACAATCTTTTTGCAGAGCTCCCTAAGCTTTTCCTTTAGGATCTCAAAGATTTCCTTTAGTGCCTCTGCTGCATCTCTTATGGCATCCATCTGCTCAGCTGTTATCTCCATATGCTCCTCCTCATATTCCCTTGATCTGAGATGCAATCATATCAGCTGTATGGGTATATAACACATTCGGATACTTTTTCACCGCCCTTGTGTAGTATTCCCATTCTTTCTGATCCGTGAATGCTCCCATGTGGTACCGGATGCACATTATTTCTTCCTCTGTGAGGTTTATAAGCCCCATGAGCATTATGAGGCTCTTTTCTCCGTGTCCGGGATAGAGCTTTTCTTTGTTGTATTCGATACCGGGGCCTCCGTTATCTCCAAAGGGTAACATGTAGTAATCATCCAGCTTGCATACATCATGCAGCATTCCGACTATCTCCGGAGATTGTGCTCTCTGCCATGTGAGCCCAAGATCACAGGTGAGCTTTTTGAGCTCATATGTTACCTGGAGGGAGTGCTTGAATAATCCTCCCCATTCAGCTCCGTGATGGCTCTTTGCTGCTGGCTGTTCATAAAAGCCTGCTGCCTCAAGGTAATCCAGGAGAACCGGATACTTTCCAAACCAATCATCCATGATGTTCTCCATGGTTTCCCTGGTCATATTCTCCATTTCCTTATAGCTTTCCATCTTTGCCACCTTTCATGCTTTCATTCAGCACATTCTTGATCAGCAACACCATGAACAATATTGCCGCTAATGCCATCAGGATCAGTACAAGCAATCCCAGGACCTTAAGGATATACACCATTGTTGCAATCATCTGCCCTCTCCTTTCATTCTGTGTATCTGTCTATCTAATTTCTCGGTAATAAGATCCATGAACAGCCCCGGATCTATTTGCAGGAACATCAGCTCCTGGATAATCATGATGATTACATCTGCCATCTCCTCAACCAGGTTATCCGCTGCCTTGCTATCTTTTAGCCCTGAGGGCCTTGCTGATCTGTAATATTTACTCACTGCCTGGATGAGCTCCGCTGCCTCCTCCTGGAGCATCCTTGATTGAGGTTCATGGCCATAGGTACCGGCTATGATTTTGCACTTACTCAACACGGCTCTGCATTGAGTATTTATCGCATTTTTTACATTTTCATACTCCTCAAAACCGCATAAATCCGTTTCCGATTGCCCTCCGCATTGAGTATTTATCGCATTTGTTGCCATTTTATACCTCCGCTTTCAGCTCTAAGAATATGGCAACCTGCCATTTCAATCCGTTTACTATCTCCCAGGCCGCTTTTCTCTCCTGCTCATATTCGCTTTCCGTCTTTGCATTACTGTTATATGTGAGGGCATTCACATAGGATCTTGCCATTCCTTTGAATAAATACCGGCCATCCTGGAGCACATATTCATAGATGTGGCAATTTACCACCTCAATGTTATTCACTCCTGCTGCCTCTTGGTTTGATACCTCATTGATCACCTTTACCCCAGGGAACATCCTCAGGAGCCTTTTATATTTCTCCTTTGGTGTTTCGGTATCGATAATGTAATCGCATTCCTGGAACCTGATTCCGGCATCAGGCTGGTATTCTCCCTCTGCCCAATCTCTATCAAAGCCCTCTCTATCATCCACATAGGTTCCAAACATGGGACCCTGCTCCATGAGATAGAATGCCTCTTTGATACGGCCAACATTAAAGAAATCTCCATCCCAGCCCTCAAGAAATCCATCTCCATTCAGATCTACTCTGCAATCATTAAACTTATCCAGGTATGCTTTTACTATCTCAGCCTCCTCTTTTGAGAGGTTCATCTGCTGAGGATCCCTGATGGAATCCTCAACTATTTTCTCTATGCTCTTGCCTCCGGTCTTTAAAATTACTCTCACCTGTGCTCCTCCTTTGTGTACAGTTCGTGGGTACCATCCAGGATGTTTATTTCCTCATCCTCAAAGGTCCAGCCCCATTTCTTTAAGATCTTGAATGCCTCTACAAGCTGCTCTGCTTTTGAATCGTTGTATCTGCATCTCCAATCCATGAGATCTCCCACATTATCCATGGCATAATCTAACTGAATGAGCATCTTTTGGATGAGATGCAGCTTTGAGATCTTATCATCTGCCTCATCCTTGGCCTCCTGGGATGCCTCATAATCGGCTTTGCCGGTAAAGAACCTCCTGAGCTCTGATGGGCCTAAGTAGGTACTTATATTCACAAGTACATCCCACAGCTGTTCACAGGTCTCATATTCCTCTTTGATCCCATCCAGCTTTCCGGTGATAACCTCATCAATGAATATGTGCTTTTTCACCATGAGCTCTTTTACTTTCTTCTTGAGCTCCTTTTTGTTCTTCTCGGTAGGATCTGCCTCTTTTTTCTCTTTCTTCTTGGGTGTGGGCTTTATCAGCTTTACTGATCCATAATACCAGTACCATAGCCAATCACTCTGTATATCTGCCTGGGTGGCTTTGGCCAGCTTAGGCTCTTTCTCACTCCTTAAATCCCATTCCTTTACTGTTTCCCACTTTCCGGAGTACATCTCATGGGTTACTTTCTCAGGAGCCTCTTTCACTCCTGCTGCCTTTAGGAGCTTTATGATGATGGCTGCTCTCTTATCCATCTTTTCCTGCTCCGCTGCCTGGTGGGCTTTCCATGCAAGCTCCCTGGAATCCCTGGCATCTTTCAGGACCTTGTTTCTTGTCTTGATATCCTCTATCTTTTCAAGCTCATACAGATCTTTAAGGGTGAGCTGAAATGAATCATCCTGCTCCTTTTTCTTGATCTCCTTACCATCCAGCTTTGCAATGTTTAATCTGTGCCGGATGGCGGTTTTTGAAAATCCGGTTTTCTCTGCAAGCCCCTCCTCCGTATCTCCAAGATCAAGCATCAGCTGAAATCCGGTTGCCTGTTCCCATATGGTGAGATCTGCTCTCTGCATATTCTCCTCCAGCATGGTGGAGAGCTGCTCTTTCTCATCCATTCCCTCAACGATCCGGCAGGGTACCTCTGTGAGGCCTGCTGCCTTGGCAGCGTTAAATCTGCGGTGCCCTATGAGGAGAGTGTACTCATCCTCATGGAAATTGCCGGAATCATCCCAGTGGCCGGGAATAACAGTGAGATTCTGCATTATTCCGTTTTTCCTGATCGATTCCGTGAGTTCTGATACATCCCCTATACTTTTCCTGGGGTTTTGCGGATGTTCATGCAGTACATCCACACTCAACATGGTTGCTGTTTCGGTTCTCATTTGGCTTATCCTCCTTTGTTATAACTTACTGAGATCCTGTTCTCTGTTCCTTAGTGCTTTGGCTGCTGTTTCCCATACCTGCTCAAGCTCTTTCTCCTCTGCATGGATTATCTGCATATCACACCTGCCACCTCCTAAGTTGGCCATATCCTTGCCAAATACATCTATCCTCCATCTTGGGATTCCGGTGTGCATATACCTGAATGTCATGTATAGGGGATATTGGAGGGAGAGCCTGGTATATAATTCCATAAATTCATCCATTCCCTTTTTGTTCACCTTTATACCTTTCCCGGATCTCCATCATCCGCTTTTCATATTCCCAATCGTGCTCTGTTACAAAATGCTCAAACAGGAATTGGTAATGTGGATCTGTCCTGAGGTATAGATCCGGAACTCTTACCCAGGCAAATGGCACCATCCATTCTTTCCTGTGCTCTGTTTCTGCAAACAGCCATTTGGTGCCATATCCGGCATATGCCCACCAATGCCCATGAGCCCATGCCATATATGTGTAGTTGTAATATCCTCCCTTGAGCAGAGTGATGCAGTAATAGATATTCGGCTCAGGTGGGTTCTCAAGCTCTGTATAATGCCAGTTATCTATCCAGCCCTCCTCCGCTCTGCGTTTCTGATCAACTGGGATATCCCACTTTCTTTCAGCAGCTGTTTGCAGGTCCTGGATGTAATCAAACAGATTCAGCTGCTCCATAGCTCACCTCCAACTCCTGCATATCAAAGCCTGATCTCACAAATCTCATTGTTTTCTCATGGTTCACTGCATTTCCAAGGTGCTGATAGATCTTATAAAAATCCTCCTCGGTGAAATCGGTACCCCAAAACTCATTGAGCCCCTGCTGCATCATCTTCCTGAATGCCTGGTTATTCCTCTCTTTATCGTATGGCTGGCCTTTGGCTGCTGCCCTTGAGAGCCATTCAACGCTCTTGGCCACCACATCATCTCCGGTGTGGCAATCCTCCAAGAGAAAATACTGGTTTGTTCTCGGATGTACTATCAGCTCAAGCCTCTGATTGATAAAACTGCCTGGAAAGCATCTCATCAGATCAATGGCTGCTGCCTTTGGATCTCCTAATCCGTATCTTGTTTTCATGGCTTATCCCTCCGCTTTTTCCTTGTTTCTGCATGGTGCTTTGCGTCATATCTTAGATGGCAGGGAGCACACAGGGCTTTCAGATTGCTTTTGCTCACATCCTCCGGTATATGGTTCATATGAGCCACTGTGAGAGTATTTCTGTGGGTATCAAAGGGCTCTCCCGGTTTTCTGCACTGCTTTCCGCATTTCTCACATTTCCAGCCTGCTGCCTCTTTGATCTCAAATGCAATCTGCTCCCAGTTCTTTGGGTACCGCTCCCTTTCCATTGGCATATCAGGAATCCTCCTGTGGCCATCTGATAGCCTGGCCGCATGCCGGGCAGAAATCATGGGTATCATCCGGATATTCATAGCTGCATCCGCAATTTGGGCAGTGCCAAGTATCATATACAATCTGATCCGTTCCGGGAGCATATCCATCTCCGGTGATATCCGGGGATTGAGATATCTGCAAATCAAGGGCATTGATTGCCTCTTTCATGGCCGCTTTCATCTCCGGGGCCATGGTCTTATCAAACTTTTTCCTCATCTCTGTGAGGTATTCCTTTGCTCCTAAAGCATCATTTATCTCTGCCATAGCTTATTCCTCCGCAAATTCAAAGATATGCTGGCCGCTGCCCTCTCCGGTCATTACAACCACTCCTCCGTGAGGTATTCCAAATAATCCATAGCCTGCCCAGTTACATCCTGAGGAATCACCTTTCTTTGGTGAGCCTTTACCGGTATAGCGGCCTATGCATTCACAATATGCGGAATTAGCCGCCTCCTGCCCATCAAGGCCTGCATCAATGAAATCCTGCACTGCTGCCACATGGCCACACATAGGGCACTTGTATTTCCATTTCTTCACATCCTTGCCAAAGAGCCTCTCTCCCTCAGCTCTCCATGCATCCACGCTCTCAAAGGTTCTGATCTTCTCATCATCAAATCCCATTGAGGTATTTGATCCGGTTTTGATTTCTCTTTTCATTGGCTTATCCCTCCATTCACTTAAGTTTCAAAAACTCCACAATCTCCATGTATTCTTTTTCTGCGTTCTCTTTGCCCTGGGTGTATTCCCGGATCTTGGCATCAAGCACATCCAGCCTCTCATACAATACAAGCTGTATTGATTGTGGTATCTCCCTTGGTTCCGGGAGGAGTTCAGGCTCCTCCCATTCCTTTTTTTCAGGTTCCTTTTCCTCTTTCTTTTGGTATTTCCTCTTTAGCAGCTCCGCTCCCATCTCTTTCAGAATCTCTGTGATTTCCTCCTTGGAGCAGGCATTTAATTCTGCTAGGATACCTATTTGCTTGGTTTTATACTGCGCATTCTCATAGCTTTGCAGTATCTCACTGGGTTTCATTTCCATTTGCTGCTCCTTTCAGCACCCTCTCAATCTCTTTGAGCTTTCCGGGGCCAATACCTTTGATCTGAGATATTGCCTCAAGGGCTTTATCAGCATCAAAGCCTGCTGCCGCCTGAGCATCCCTGCTGCCTCTGAAATAGATCTCATTCAAGTAATCCTCAAGGGTTGCATGGTCCATTTTTCTAACTTCCTTGTATTTCTCCCTGTTGAGTTTTATAGGTTTTTCTGTTGTCCTCTTTGCCATTGGCTGAGCCTCCTTTTTCTTTCTCTTATCGGATATATGCCTGGCCGCTATCCTCAGCTTGGCCACATTCAGCCCTGCCTCTGTTATCTCCGGAAACTCGGATCTGTATCCTCTCCGGTTCATCTCCAGGTGTTCCTGCCTTGTTTCCAAAAACAGATTATCGATACTGATATGATCCGGATTCCCATCCTTGAAACTAACCAAACAGCCCTCCGGCACATCTCCATTCGCCTGCTGCCATATCAGTATATGTGTGAGCATCCATACATTGGGCTCTGCAATCTTGGTTTGATGGTACCCATCATCTCTTATCACCTCGGTACCAACCGGAACTGCATTGTGAGGCCTGCTGCCTCTTTGGAACATTGTGCCCTTGCATTTTTCATATTGTTCAGGGCTCATTTTCTTTCCCTTATTCCAGCCTCTGCCCTTTTCAAGATCTCCTCTCAATCCGGAATCAAGTTTGTTCCTGGCATAAAAGCCTTTGATCTGATCTCTTGAATAGCTTGTGCCAAAATTGCTGTTCACCATGTTTGCCATCTTCTGATGGCCATTTCCCTTGTAATGGGCTTTGATGAAATCGCATACCTCTTTTGGCCATGCCTGGGTATATACCTTTACCCTTGGGCCTCCGCTCAAATGATGGTTCTTTTTCAGTGAGTTCATGGCTTTGGCGGTCATAGGGTAATGGAATATAAAGCCCACGGCCTCTGCCAGTGCCCGGTTATCCATGATGAGGTAATTATCCTTGACAAATTCCAGCAGGCCCTCAGGATACCTATGCATTGTGAATCTCCAACATAACAGGCACCTGCCCCCCCTGGTTGTGTCCGTACTCATCCATGTGTTTCATGGTCTTAAAGGCCAATTCTCCATTTTGGATGATCTTTTCAGCAATCTTTGTCATGCCCTCGGAGCGTTTCAGCTCCTTTTCCAGGGTTTCCTCATCCATCTCATCATCATTGAGCCTCTCAAGCTGCTCAAAGAGATGGTTGTTCAGATCTCCCAGTGTGTTTCTTGTGTTACTCATGGCTTATCCCTCCATTTCACAAATAGTTCTTTCCAAACTGCTGCATCCATTCCTCATGTGAATACTTGGCCTCAAATGCTCTCTGTGCCACCTGCTGCAAATAAAGATCCACCTCTTTGTTCACATGTGGAGCCTCCGGGCCATATTCGTGATGCCTTTCATTGCACACATATGCCCACAGGCCAAAGTGCTCAGCTTTTTTCCGGTGTGGTCCGTGCATGAAATGGTGCTTGTGCAATCCGGTGTGTTTCAGTTCTCCAAAATATCCCTTTTCATCTGCCTCTTTCCTGCATAAATAGCATTCACGGCTCAAGGGATCTGTATGCTTTTGAATGATGCTCTTGGCCATCAGATATACCTCCGCTGTTCCCTCGGTATCTCTGTGCCGTGTACTGTGAACTCCCTTATGGGGATATGCAGCTCCTTGGCCTTATCGATCTCATCATCCATGCCGCCTGCTGCCGTTCCAAAGATCCACAGCTCATCACATTCATCAATCAGCTCCAGGCCGATATTCAATGCAATCTGCCTTTCAATCGGTACATCATCACTCATGAACTGGGTGAAATAGATGTGAGGAGTGATTGGCAGGCACATCTTTTCAATGGCCATCCTTGAGTAGTTCTTTGCCCTCTGCACATTCTCCTCAATCTTTCCCTGGGATGAGTATGCTGAGCATATATACACTTTTTTCATTCTTCCCTGCTCCATTCTTCAAATTCTTTCTGTACTGCTGCCTGCATCACTGTTTGATAATCGTGATGCCCTCCGTGTATGGTGTAGGTGTGAGGATCCATTTTCTCTGTGAGGAGCTCCCACAGGTCCTTATTCCTCACCTCTTTGCCTTTGGCATTGTGCCAATTATTCTTTTTCCACTGGATGTGCCAATGGTTTCCCATGGTGTTCAGCACATTATCACATTGGGTGATGATCTCCACATCACATGGAACTTTCAGCATATGAAATGCATTTATCATGGCCATCAAACAGCCTGCTGCCTCGGTGCCATCTTTCTTGTGAATGAATCCCTGCCTGGTGATGGGGATATCATCTTTCATGTATTCCATCAGCCACATTGCCACTCCATCCCTTTTGGATGGTCCGTGCCAGGTGCTCTCTATGATCATCCGTATTTTCATCCTGAACCACCTCCCGGATCCTTTTTATCAATCCTTTTCATGGAGTAATGCTGGTATGGGTACATGGTCACAGGATTGATTCCGTTGTATACAGTTGATGGGATGATCATGTATCCTTTCTTGGGCTTTGGTTCATCCGGCCATTTCCTCCTGAGGAGCTTTTTCCTCTTGGGCTTTGGTATGATCAGGTTCCTTGATCTTGAATATGTGGCCTTGCCCTTTTCCTCCTCCTCTTTGGTTTCGATCTTCACAATGTACTCAGCCAGGTTCTCATAATCTCCATCCTCATACAGATCAATGAATGTTTTGAACCCCGGCCACATCTTCTTAATGAGATCCACAGTGTTGAAATCCGGTGTGTGGATATCCTCAATGATGATGTGATGATGGAGGGCCTGCCCTTTTTTACCCCTCTCTGTTACTGCAATAAATTTCAGCTGATATCCTTTTTTCTTGTATACCCTCCGGATCTTATCCAGGAAATTCTTAAGGTTCTTTTTTGCCCTCTCATATGTCTCAGGTCTTTCTCCGGGTTTATACTTTAGGATCAGGTGCCAATCTCCCTCTTTGAAATTGGCCAGGATTATCCTTTGGATCTTTTTTGCCCGGTTGGTCCTGTTCTGTCTCTCTATATCCTCAGGTGTCCTTTTCCTTTTGGGCTGTCTTGGTTTACCCGGTGCTCCATAATTACCAGGGTAATAATGTTCCACCTGGATCACCCTCCCAAGATCATATTCATTTCTGATATACATTTTTGGTGTATCACCTCCCTAAGTTTAATATCCTAATGAGCCACTTAAGAGGCTGTGAAAAACCTCTTAAAAACGGCAAAAATAAAGGATTTTTGCTTGATAAATTTAGGCTTTTGTGATACACTATTTATAAGGTTTGGGTGTGTATCACATCCTCGGAATTAGGGCTGCTTGCAACAGCTCTTTTTCTATGTCCAAAGATCGGCCATTATTGCCCCAATTATCGCCACTGTCATGCCTATAGCCATGAGAGTGCATACCATTCTGATATCATTTCCCGGAGCATCAAATCCTGATGCAACCAGCAGTGAGAAAAGCATCCCTCCTCCTGCCATGATCTCCCCGGCTTTCTTCTTTTTACTTTCCATGTGATCTCTCCCACTGGGCAGCTCTTTCACAGATCGCTATGCAATCATATGTATCTCCCACCCATTTCTTTTGTTCGTAGAGCTTGGCTCCGTTTCCTATTCCGGCCTTGTAGCAGAGGATCACATAATATGGATCTGTGTTCTGATCGAACAGCTCCCGGAGGATCCTGAGGCCTGCTGCCACATTCTCCTTTTCATCAGATACATCCAGCCCATAATCATCAGCCATCCGCTGCCAGTTGCACTGATTGATCTGCATGTATCCCACCGATCTGCCACCATCACCCACTGCATCCGGATTAAATGAGCTCTCCGTTTCCATGAGTGCCAGGGCGAACTCATATGAGAGATCCAGCTCCTTGCACTCCTGCTGCATGAATATCTGCATATCCTCCGGGAGAGGCACATCCTCATATGCTATGAACTCCGGCACATAGGTTTCTATTATCACCGGCTCCGGAGGAACATATTCCGGGATTGGCTCCCAGGTGAGATCTACTGTCTGCAAAGGTTCTGCCTGTGCCGCCCTGGGAGATTCAGTGCACCATGTAAAGATTGCTATGAGCCACATTGCCAAAATCAGGGCTGCTGCCGTTAAATGTTTCCTTTTCACGCTTTCTCCTTTCTCTTTTCCACTTTCTGAACTCTTTTTCATGCACCGGATCCTTGAAATAATCCAGCACCGCTCTCTCTATAAAACCAGCCTGGAGCAATGCCACATGATCCGGGATTGCTTTTGGCTTTATCACTCCCATACTCATTCCTCCCGGTACATTTCTTTGGGATCCGCTCCGGTAAATTTACAGATTGCCAGGAACTCATCAGCTCTTAATTCTCTCCGGCCCTGCATAACCGGGTACAATACTCCGGCTGATACTCCTGTGGCCGTTGAGATGGCAGAGCCTTTTATTCCTCTCTGCTTGATGTATTCCATCAGGTTATGTGTAGCGGTGCCCTGCATCTGTTTCTGCATCCTAATACCTCCTTTCTGTGTGGTATCTAATTTGAATACCTAATCGCATTATATTAACTGATTTAGATACTGTCAACTATTTTTTATTTATTTTAGATACTTTTTCGTTTCTTTTGTGTTTCGTCTGTGATATATTGATTGTGGAAAGGTGGGTGATTTTACTGATGAACAACGTTGAAATCGGAGAAAAGTTGCGTTCCATGCGTGAGGCTGCTGGTCTCACCGCCAAAGATGTTGCGGCTCAACTTTTGGAGGATTATGGCATTGATATGAATCACAGAACCCTGTTCAATTATGAAAAGGGCAGGAGTTCCCCTGATATAAGCAGATTTCTTGCTCTATGTGATTTGTACAGATCAAAGAATGTGCTCACAGATTTTGGATATGGTGCTTATTTATCAAAATCTGATGGATATGAGGATATTACCCTCTTTGAGGATGAATACACTCCGGAGAACTGGCAAATGCTCAAGAATTTTATTTCCCTGGTACCGGCCAAGGATAAAAAATGATATTAAACTTAGGGGATAAGCTATGAATGCAGTAATATATGCCCGGTATTCTCCTGGGCCAAGGCAAACAGATCAGAGCATAGAGGGCCAGGTGAGAGATTGTATGGCCTATGCTGAGCAGAATGATATAAAGGTGTTAAAGGTGTATGCAGATAGGCATATATCCGGTACCGACTTTGAAAAGAGAGCTGAGTTCAATAAGATGCTCCGGGATAGTGAAAAGGGGCAGTTTGAGGCTATCATTGTATGGAAAATTGACCGGTTCGGCAGAGATAGGGAGGAGATTGCCCTTAATAAGATCAAATTAAAGAGGCATGGCATCAAATTATTGTATGCCAAGGAGGTGATCCCGGATGGTCCTGAGGGAATTATCCTGGAATCACTTATGGAGGGATTGGCTGAGTATTATGTGGCCGATCTGCGGCAAAAGGTAAAGAGAGGGCAGAGAGAATCTGCTCTGAAAGGTTTGGCGGTGAGCGGTATGGCTGCTTATGGATATAAAATCAGTGATGAAAAGAAATATATAGAGAATGAGAATGAATCCTGGGTGGTGAAATATGTTTTTGAGCATTATGCGGCCGGGAAAACGGCCACAGAGATCCTTGATGAGCTCACCAGGATGGGTGTAAAGAACAGGAAAGGCTCTCCCATCACCAAGAATGGCATATACTCCATGATAAGAAATGAGAAATACATAGGCAAATGCACCTATGATGGCATAGATATCCCCATCCCTGCCCTCATTTCTGAGGAGTTATGGGATGCAGTGCAATCCAAGATTATAAGGAGGCCTCACTCATCAGCTGTGTATAAGGCTCCGGAGAGGTATCTTTTATCCCTCAAGGCTTTCTGTGGGGAATGTGGAGCCATGCTGGTGGGAGAATCCGGCTATGGAAAGCAGGGGAATAAATATCTGTACTATAAGTGCGGCACACGGAAAAAGAAAGGGCACTCTCATGATTGCTCCCTCAAAACCATCCGGAAAGAACAGCTGGAGGATTTTGTGGTGCAGTATACCATTTCTGATGTGCTCCAGGATGATGTGATCGATTATATAGCGGATAAGGTTATTGAGATCAATAAAAAGCATACTGTGAACCAGTTGCTCTCACAGCTTAAATCTGCCCTCAGGAAAGCGGAGAATGGCCGCAATAACCTCCTTAAGGCAATAGAGGATGGAATATATACCCCATCAACAAAAGAGAGGCTCCTGGAGCTTGAGAATGAGTGTGAGGAGCTCAAGGTTCAGATTGCAAAGGAGAGTATCAAAAAGCCGGAGATCACCAAAGATCATGTGGTGTATTGGCTTGAGATGTTCAGAAAAGGGAATATCAAAGATGAGGGATTCAAACAGAGGCTCCTGGATGTATTCGTGCACTCTGTTTATGTCTACAATGAAAAAGTGGTTATTGCCTATAACTACACAGACAATAACCACGATAATTCCATTGATGTACCCGGAATCCTGGAGGGTTCGGATACATTTGTGAAAGTGAGACACGGGGGATTCGAACCCCCGACAACTTGA